GAGGAGAAAGGCGAGAGAGCGGTCCTAGAATGGGGGTTCAGATAGGTCTGGGGGCAGGTCGAAATAGCGTACTCGGACTCCTGCTTCACGGAGCATCTGCTCGGCGTGCTCGATCGAGTAATGCTTACCAGCACCAACGCCAGCGAACGGGCGATTCGGCCCGATGACTTCCTTGATTCCTGCTTGAATCAATGCACGAGTGCAATCAGCGCATGGCTTTGGTTCCCAGTTTAGATATGCACGAGAACCATTTAGAGAAACGCCAACGCGAGCAGCATTATAAATTGCGTTGCGCTCTGCGTGCTCGACCCAATTATATTTTTCAGGTCTACGCCATCGAATATCCGCATCTTCTTCTATGCCTCTTGGGAAACCATTAAAACCTGAACTGAGGATTACATTATCATCATTGACAATAACGCAGCCGACTTTAGTAGATGGATCTTTACTCTTTTGCGATATGAGTACCGCTTGTAGGATAAAAAGTTCATCCCATGACAAATTTTCTTTCATATCAAACTCACTTTTGTATAAATAAAGGTGTCGGTCGCGATATTAGCAGTATCCACCGACTCTAGAAACTGTAAAGGAGTATCCCAGCATGAATATTTATTACGTCTACGCATACGTTCGTTCGAACGGAACCCCATACTATATCGGAAAAGGTAAGGGTAATCGCGCGTGGGTCCAATCTGGACATAGCATCAATATACCTGATGACAGAAACAGAATTATTATAATGGAATCTAATTTGACTGAACTTGGTGCTTTTGCGCTTGAAAGAAGATATATTCGATGGTATGGTCGAAAAGATCTTGGAACAGGAGTTCTCAGAAATATTACTGATGGTGGAGAAGGTCCTGCAGGGTTCAAACATAAACTAATTTCTCGTCAAAAAATGAGTTTAGCAAAACTCGATAATGATTATAATATAGGTCGAAAACATTCTAATCAATCTCGACTAAACATGAGTCGATCCAAAAAATGTCAAAAGGGATCACATAATAACTTTTTTGGGCGAAAACATTCTGAAGAAACCAAACAAAAAATGAGAAAAGCCAAACGCATAAAAAGGGAGTCGACTTTCGCCGACTCCCAATCATGAGATTACTTAATTGAAATTTTACGAGGTTTCTGTTCTTCAGGAATGACATTTTCTAATTGAATAGAAAGAATGCCATCAGCAAGGTTTGCATCACGAACCACCACTGTGTCAGACAAAACAAACTGACGAGCAAATTTACGACCAGCAATACCCTTTACAAGATATTCGCGAGTGTCTTCGTCAGACTTTTTGCCTGTAACTTTGAGAGAGTTTTTCTCAGCAGTGATTTCAATCTCATCTTGCTTATAGCCAGCAACTGCTAATTCCACATTGAATGTATAGTCGCCAGTCTTGACGATGTTTACAGGTGGGAAAGCAGTTTGTGATGCTGTAAGTAGATGAGCAGCATTGTCCAGAGCCGCGAACGCATTCTCGAAACCAAGTGCTGTTGGTAGAAGACGTTCGAATGATGGGATGGACGTGAGTGATGTGATATTAGTCATTTTGTTACTCCTTTAGTAAGCAAGTATTGTTATGGACCCCTTATGGGCATCCAATTCTATTTATACGCCAGTTGATCCAAATCCACCAGCACGTTCAGAATGTTTTTCTGGACGTTTAGTTACAACAATGAACTTTGTTGGTTCATTGCAAACAATCTCAGCCTGAGCGATTCTATCGCCTCTCTTGATTCTTTGTGAAACTTGAGAAATGTTTGTAAGAAGAACAAAGACTTCTTCTTGATAGTCTACGTCGACAATGCCTTCTGAGTTTGCAAGAACGAGTCCTCGCTTGAGCGACAGACCAGATCTTGGGTGGAGGCGAATGCTATAATTTTGCAGTGGCATTTCTGTTCGAGAAATATCTGCATACGTTTCGATTGTATGCAACAATTCAATCTTAAAGATCAATCCTGTCGGAATAAGTAAACGATCGCCAGGTTCAATTTCACATTCATCTTCATTGCCGTGACGTAATCCGCCACTGAAGTTATGAATATGACGAGTCACTGGATCATTATACTTGTTATATCCTTTTACAATTCCTTCTGTGTTTGTTGGCTGAAAGGAAAGATCAAAACAGTTTGCGAGTGTAGTGCCAAATGTTGGCAATTCTAAATCATCTCGAAGTCTATAGACATTAACTGCTAACACAAATTATGCCTCTTTCTTTTTCTTTCCAATTGTATACTTTGATACCAATTGCCAATCGTTCTTATCTTTGAATGGAAGAATCTTGATCTGACTTAATGGCGCAACGTTGTCTTTTGTTTTTGCTGGATCAACGAGTTTAACTAATCCCCATTCTGCCATTAGATTCGCAATTGTGTTACGACGTTGAATATCGTTTTCGCTCATATTGCTTGGTTTACCATCCAATTCAAAAAGTTCTTTGAAGTGAACGATATAATACTTACCTTGTTTGTGTAGGATATGGCAAGACTGATAAAGAATATTGTCATTCTTTGCTGCAACACCGATGCGTGTGAGCGTCTCTCGGACTTTGAGGAAGTCGTCTTGCTTTTCTAATGTGACTTCTACTAATTTGTCGACCATGGTCAATCACCCTTATATAATTGTTTCTTCATCGCGGTGATTTGGTCGTCGGATAGAATCTTACATGCCTCCTCCGCTTTCGCATCGGAATATCCATAGTATTCTTTTACAACACTCAAATCACTACTTTGAACCTTTTTGTGCCATTTAGAGTATGGGCGTTTCGAGGCTCTTACAATATTTAGGAGAAAATCATATTTGAGTTTGTTGTCGAGAGTGGTGTATTTGTTCATCTCGTTCGCCAGGAGAACGGTGTCTCGATGATACGAGAGTGCACGATTGACCATGAACGATGAATATGACTTTTCGTCCTGTTCCGTCAGGAGAGCATATTCTTTCGTTTGAAGAATCGAGGGGATAACTTCTTTGAATAGATCAGACATTTCAAAACCTCATAATGTATAAATAAAGGTGTCGGTCGCGATATTACCAGTATCCACCGACTCTAACACTGTAAAGGAGTGCCAGCATGTATACTTATAATATCTCTAAACGACTCTGCGAAATTCTCAACACAGAGTTTATCGAACATCCATCTATTAGCGATCAAATATTGAACGAAGTTCCTCAGCATGAGATCATCTCAACACGAGGAACAAGACAACCAAATGTTGACGGCGAACTAAATCCAATGTTCGGTAGACACCATTCAGAAGCAACTAAACAAATAATTTCAGAAAAAGCAAAAGGTCGAGCAAGTCCACGCAAAGGTGTTACCCTATCTGAAGAAACAAAACAAAAAATTCGCGACACCAAAGCGAAAAATCCACAAATTGGTGATAAAAATCCCATGTTTGGTCGCAAGCATTCAGATGAGGCAAAACAAAGATGGAGTGAACTGCGCAAAGGTAAAAACCCAAAAATCAAAGGAATTTCACTTCGACCATCATCTCCGTAAGACACGCAACCATGTTCAGTTCCTGATCAGCGACAAACGCAGATTGATATTGATACTTTGCGAGAATTAACACTGCGTTTGGAATCGTAGACTTATCAAGAATGTCATACAAACTATCATAAATCTTACGATAGATTTTTGCAGGATCATCACTTCCAAAGTCGGCAACCCACTTACGCATTGCACTGAAGTTTTGATCTTTAAGAGAAGTCACAAGATCATTTAATGAGACATCAGCAATGCTTGTAAGAATACCAGTATCAATCTTTCCGCTTACAGAATATCTTTGAAGTTCATTTAGAACACGACGATAATCTGGAAAGTGTTTCTTGACAACTTCAGCAAGAACTGCTTTGTCAAACGGAATCTTTTCTACGTTTAGAATTTCAGATGCGCGTTTCATAAACGCCATCGCCATCTTGGGTTTATCTTCCTTTCGAAGTTTAAACTCAATCACAGCGCAACGAGAATGTAGCGGCTCAATGATACGATTCTTGTAATTACAAGTCATGATGAAAGTGCAGTTATGCGCAAACTCTTCCATCGCAGCACGCATTGCTGGCTGAGTTGAGTTTGGATTCAGATAATCTGCTTCATCGATGATAATGACTTTCTTGCCACCATCCAAAGACATTGAACTCGCATAGTTCTTAATCTTGACTCGGAAAGTGTCAATGCCTGACTCATCCGAACCATTGATCATCAGATAGTCGCAACCGATTTCGTCGCACAGTGCACGAGCAACAGTGGTTTTACCAGTTCCTGGACCACCACAAAGAAGCAAATGTGGAATCTCTTTCCGATCCACATAGGACTGGAAAGTAGATTTATATTCGTCAGGAAGGATACAATCGGAAATCTTATGCGGTCGATATTTCTCGACCCAAAGCACTTCGTTCATAATAAAATTCTCCAAATCACTCAGTGACTATTCTAGCCCATTTTCCGTTCTGATTCAAGTACAAGTTTCCGTCTGGACCGACGGCAATACTTGCTTGCACATTTTTGCGAGTGCCTGGAACATATTCTCGACCAAAAGTATATTGATTTGGTTTTGGTGGAACGATCTCACCGTATTCTGCTCCAAGAGTTAGTTTGCCATTGAAGCCAGCGGCTTTGATTTCTTGAATTGCTTTAGATTTGTCTGTGTCTGGTAAAACAGCAGCGGCAGCAACAACACCACCTGCAGCAACACCAGCACCTAGACCGAGGAATTTAAAGAAAGATCTTCGTGTTGACATATCACAACTCCATAATATAAAGGTTGGGGTGGAGGAGGTGAACCCTCACGATGAGCAGTCTGGCGGATAGTACCGTCGGTATAGAAAACCGCACCCCAATAGACTTATTTAGCCACGTTTTCGTAAATAGTTTGGAAATCTGTCTGCTCAGCGACTTCCTCTTCATAATTACGTTTGTGATAAGTCTTCGCCAGTTTACGTCCGAGTTTCTTCGAAATCTCACATTCATCCTGCATCTTTTGAAGAATCTCTCGAATTAGATCACGTTCTGCTTCGATACGAGTTAGAGAATTCGAGATCTCTTGAAGGCATCCCAGAACCTTTGCTTTGTCAATAGCCATTATTCTTCTCCGAATGTCGAGTTTGCTGCTTCAATTGCGATGTAGTAGGTGATTGGGACATTTTTATGCTTGAACTGAGCCAAGCCTTTCTTGGCAATCGAAACATCATACGAACCATCAAGAAGTTTAAAGTTCTCAACCTTCATTACAACTCGGAACTTCTTACCATCAGAAACAGTACCAATCTCAATCTTAGATTGATCAGCAGAATCATCTTTCACATCAGTTGCGATGAAATGAATCACAGAACCATCGCTTTCAAACACGAAGTTTGGCGAACCAGAAATGCCAGCGCTCTTACGCATCCAGTCAAGATCTTCTTGCGAAAGACTGAATGAACAATCTGGTGTGCCAAATGTGATTGACTTCTCTGGTGGAGTTACAATTACCTTTGGTGAACAATACTTAATATAGTCAGACTTCTTTTTGTTATCAGTGCTGATGTTAATCTTATCATCATCAAACGACAACTCAGCATCTTTGTAGAGTGATACTTTTGCCAAGAGTTTGTTTAGATCATACAATGCAAACTCTTTTGGAAAACTCTCACCAACAGTTGCTTCGACGAAGATTGTCTTGAGTGGAGAAATTGTTTTCAAAGTATTGCCTTCCTTGAATTGCAAACTTTGATTAATGCCTGAGAAGTTTTTCAGGACTTGTACGGTATTATCAGAAAGTTTCATAATTAACGACCTCATTTGCTTCAACACGATTATTATATAATGAATCGACTATTTTGTCAACTCTTATTTTCAATTCATCCAATGAACAATTATTATCCATTACAATATCATACTCACTACCAATCCAAGCCCACTCTGAATAATGAACTTGTGGATATGCATTACTCATCAGTTCAGGTTT